CTTTTCTGAATCCCAATTTGGGTAAAACAGATTAGGACTGCTTTTAAACTCTTCCAAGTTAGTGATAATCGGTCTCGCTATTATTCCGAGACTTTTTTTATCATAGATTACAACATTCATTTATATTTTCCTCCTTTTTTTATAATTCGCTATCTCCATTTCCCAATAGCCAAGTAAGATGCAGAAACACTTCCAGGAGCATTTGTTCTAGCTTTAAATGCTGTTCCGCTTATTGTTTCGCCCGAAGCTATATAAGCACCACCGTTTACAGTGAGTACCAAGGAAACAATCGCCCCTAAGTTTGTTCCGTAATTGTTCACAGTTCCTGCTGGACTTGCTATGCAAGTTCCAAATCCTAGAATGATTCCGTTTGAAAATTTAATGTGATTGCTTCCAATTTCTAATAATCCTTCTACCCTATCTGAAATTGGCTTATTGCTTATTGCTCTAAACTTTGTAGCATCGTTATATGTCAAGTTTGTATTCTCTATGCATTCGTAATAGAACTTGGTAACGTTGTCGTAATAGAACTTACCTTTAGTTTTATTACTCACGTCCTGTATATTTCCACCAAACTCCATTCCTATAATTTTTGATAGCGCCTGCATTTCCAAATATCTTCTGTCTGCTGACTCTCTTGTTAAATATGTTAGCGAATTGTCTATAGTTACATTTATAGTTGCAGCCTGATCTATTACAATGATACATTTTTCAATAATATCAATTGCATTTTTCCCATTGTAAACTGGAATATAATCGCCGTCTGTTCCTTTATTGTATGCATACAAAATTTCTGTTCCTGAATCATCCTGTGCGTATATTCCCATTTCAGAAATTTTATAAGAGTTTGCTATCGCACTTGCTCCACTTCCAGTTTTGTTAGAAACGACAAATGTAAATTCCACGTTTCCGTTAGCTTTTCTCTCGTAAGAATTTATCGGAAATTCATTTCTCTTGTCAATCAAATCTGTTAATTCTCTATCGTTTCCTGTATTGTATCCTGCTCCAATCTTGAATTTTGTAACATTTATTTTAGTTTCGTTATTTACGGCTCTTGCTATAAGCTCTCTCCCCTTGTTTGTTATTTCCCATCCAATATAATTAGCCATTTCCTCCTCCTATCTTATTCCTAAATTATTTTCTTTTACTACTACATTTACAATTCCTTGATTTAATTTTTGCTCCATCCAAGGAAGCTCAAAATCCCTCTCGTTCAGAATGTTAATTATTTGTTTTTCATAAAAAATTCCTACATATTTGCCCAAATTTGAGCTTCTTTCAAACGTCAACGCTTCCAGCCAGCTACGTTCGTTCTTGTATTCATTTACAACATCGAGAACTTTCAGATAATCCTTTTCATCCTTTAAATCGCCTAAAGTAGATATTTTGAAATATCCTGGTCTGCCTCCATATTCAAACCATTCCTTTATTTCGGCATTTCTGAAGAGGATTTTGCAGATTGCTCTTACACTTCCTAAAGTTCCTTTATTAAAATGTGCTACGACTGCCATCTTTACAAGTTTCCTTTTGTTCTCAATAGCGGTATTTTCTCCAACATAGTCAACATGATATTCCCACAATAAATAATCAATTTCCATTTCACTTAATTTATCAATATCAAGAAAAAACTTATTCATTATTCTGTTTTTTTGTTGTTTTATCGCATAATCTATTGATTCGTATATCCATTTGGTTGTTTTATCTGTGAGAGTCGATTTTGCCGCAATGTCGGTTAATTTCAAATCTTGTACAGTTGTCATAACTCTTCAACTCCTTGATAGTTACTTGTGATACCGTTATTTATTCCAACCTGGTTAAAACTCAATTTTTGGAATGCAGGGCTTCTCAGTACTGCTCTCTTAACTCCAGCTATTTTTAATCTTTTAATCAGTTCATCCGGATTTATATCCTTGCCTATTTTCTCTTTCTGCCATTCGACATATTCCTGAACTGTTTTGTCTACGTTAGATTTGATGACATTTACGAGAGTTTCGTTATCTTTGTCAATATAATAGTCAAAATCTATCGAATAATTAATTTTATTCGGCTCTTTAATGTTCACGTTGTCAGTCAAAGGACGTACATTTTCTTCATTAAGCACCGCCTTTACCTTTTCTTTGAGTTCCTGGCTTACAGCACCTATGTCAGTCCATATATAGATATCTACATTGGTTGCTGAGGGCGAATGGACTTTAACATCTATAATGTTTGTGCTTGCTGTCTTAGTCCAAAAAGTGTATGCTCCCGAACTTCCAGCTGTGGTAAAGCTTTCAGGGATTTCCCTTATTCTCTCTCTGTAGCTTTCATCTGCTTCTTTATTTGTCCCTGAATTACTTTCTGTAATGTTTTCAACCTTTGCATAATTAGGAAATATGTCAACCATATCCTTAATTTGCCCAACTGGAATACCGTTTCCAATAATTCCAAGCGTATTACATGTAGCTTTTCCGTCAACTGACAGATTTCCTTTTGTTATCTTGTATTCCTCATCTGTTTCAAAATAAAGCTCGTTGTATCTAATTCTTGAGCCTTTTGGGATTACAGTATCCGTTGTTTGAATGCTTGAAATATAGAATCTAAATGTGGCTACTGCTGGCTGTTCGATAAGCCTTTTACCTCTGTTTCCGTAAAATTCCCCTTTTAGATCCAGCCTTTCATCCCTTGCAAACCTTAAATAATTCTGCTTAATGTCATCATTATATTTCTCTTCAAGCAGCGCCAGCTGATACGCTACTGTACTGAAAATTAATGTTTCAGGGCTTGCTTCTGTCAAACTCCTTCCACTAAGTTCCTGGAATTTATTGATCATATCTCTTTTTATTTCCCATGCATCGCTATCTATCGCTTCATATTCCTCAAAATTATCCAATATTTATCACCTCAATTCCCAGTTCAATATCAAAATCATTATTGTGTTTATCCGTCATTTTTATTTCTGTGGTTTTTAAAATTGCCCTTGGCTCATATTTTCTAAACATCTCAAGCAACTGAGACATTATTTTATTTTCCACTACATTTATATTTTTATCTATTAAATCGCTGTCAAAACTGAAATCACGGTTAAGTGGCTGTTCTTCCTTGCAAACTCTTAAAAGCATTCCAACATTTGTTACAACTTCTTCAATATAATTTTTTGGAGAATAATTTATTTCCTGATTAGATGAAACATATATCATTGCTTACCTCCAGTCTGATTTCTCAAAAAATTCAGTAAGATCTGTCTATCTGTTTCATCAAAATTTTTAGCATAATTAATCATTTCATTAACTTTATCTGCTGTAATCATTCCAGCCCTTACTAAATTCATCAGTTCATCAATTTTGGCATCTTTTTTGATTTTTTCAAGCTGGCTCAGTATTTCGTTTTTCTTGTTTTCTGCGACTTGAATAGCTTTATCCACTTTTTCAAGTGTGCTGTCTACTTTATTTTTTACTTTTTCCGCAAATTCCTGTAATTTTGTTTTCTGCTCGACTTCAACATTCGCAGCTTCTGCTTCAACAAGTTCTTCCTGCTCTTTCTTTTGAGCTTTTAACTGTTCTATTATCTGATTATATTTTTTAGGATCATCTATATATTCCTTTAACGTCAGGTCTAAATTTATATAATCGAATTCAGAAGTCTCTTTATTGAAATAAGAATTCTTTTCACTTATATCTATTATCAAAAACGGAAAAGCTCCAAATGTTTGCCCACCTAGCGTTAGATAATCATATTCTCCAAACTCCCACATAGTCTTTATTTTATCAAGCTGTTCCGATGGTGTTGTTTCTTGTAATAACGAAGAAATCAATGTAATTCCAAAAGTTATTTCAGTTAATTCTCTGCCTTGATGTCTTAACATGCCAGGTCCGTATATTGGGTTGTGTTCAGATATTTTAGATTTATATGATCTATTTATCTGATTATTGATTGAAAATACTTTTTTGTCGGATACTTCAAATATTACATCTCCGAGACTTCCTATCATTATTCAGGTCCTCCTGTCTTGTCGCCGCCAATCATAATGCCACTATGTTTATGTGTATTAAGATTAATACTTCCACCAGTTTTTGTAGTTCCGCTGACTTCTAAATCTCCATTAATTAAAATTTTGCCGATATTCAAAGTCAATGTATTTTTATCGTAGCTCCAACTTCCGCCATCAGAAAAAGTTCTTTTTACTTCACTTTCACTACTAGAAGCACCACGCATAGGACAACCAAGCACAACTCCTTGTTCAGGCATTTCTGAAAAGAATAAGCAGTAAACAGTTTGTCCTAGTCCAAGTGTATAATTATCACTGTGGCTTTCAGAATAAGGAACTAACACATTAAGCCAGTCCGTCGTTTTATCGTCATCGCCTTTTAACAGCACTCTTACTTTTCCAGTTTTTGAATCTATCGCACTCACTTCTCCCGCTTTTAATGTTTCAATCAATTTAACCACCTGCCTTATCACTTTTTTGTAACAAAAAAATCACAGCTAAATTAATAACTGTGATTTTAAATATTTTTAAAAAATTATTCTATTTCCAATTCTTTTTCCAAGGCTTCTTGCAACACTTTTGAAAAATTTATATTATATCTTTTTGCTGTTTCATTAAGCCAGCTTGGTATAGTTACATTTTTTCTAACCGTTGTTTTTTGTGTTTCTTTAACGTATTTCAGTAAATCTAATCCAACCAAAGTTGTGTATGAATTTTTTACAGCTTCTTCTATTTCTTCTTTTTCTGTATCTTTATCGTATAATGTTTCAAAATAGGCTCTTATATCTATTTTTTCAATTTCTGTTGCTTTTGGAAGTTCCTTTTTTTCTAAAAAATCTTCCATTAATACCGTGCCTATATAGTCTGTTGCCATATAGTAGGCATCTTCTAAATCGCTGCCACATGTTGCGCCGCCTAAATCAGGAAAATGAACGCTATAACCTTCTTTTTCTTTAGAAAAAATACTTGGGTACACTACATACATAATTAACCTCCTATTTTTGAAATGAGGAACAGGATTTATTCCAATCCTGCTTGTCTTAATATCGCTCTTTCGAGATTCTTATTAAGTTCCCCACTATGACAAGGCACTTCGGTTACCTTACCGGTATCGAAATTCTTAAATCTTCTATGAGAGCCTTTTCCACCTTTTATTTCGGTGAAACCATTTCTCTTCAAAAATCTAATCATTTCTCTTGAATTCATTGGCATCCTAACCACCTCAAAAATATTATACATCAAAATACGTATAAAATCAACGATTTTTTTATCACAGTTATTATATTTAATTGTAATTGTCCTATAAATAATTTACTTCTTCTTATTTCTAGCTTTTCGTCCTTTTTTCTTGCTAGAACTCTTGCTGCTTCTACCTTTTCTGCCTTTAGATTTAGCCTGTTTTTCAGCTTCTTTTTGCCGTTGCTCCTCTTTAGTCTGGGCAATCGCATTCTGCTCGGCATTTTCTCTTGCTCCAAGTTTCATAGCATTGATTTCACAAGCGTAGTCGCCAGTTACATTATGCGTTACTTTATCTATAACATATTTACCCTCAAATTTTCCCCAACTCTCATCTAGTTCTATTATTGCTCCTGCCAAATATTTAGTATTTCCATCAACATTTAAAGTTATCTGATATTCTTGTTTCATGTTTTCTTTTAATGTCTTTTTAGCTACTTTCTTGGCTGTACTTTTCCCTTTTGTTTTAATTTTTAAAGTTTTTTCTTTTTTACTTCTGCCCTTTTTACCTTCGGCTTTATTTTTTAACTTCTCTTTCGATTCCTTGACTGTTTTTCCTTTTTTGGAGGAATTTTTACTTCCTGATTTTTTACTTTTTTCCTTTTTAAAAGACGCATAGCTCATTTCTTACCTCTTATTTTTTCTTGGATTTAACCTTTTTACTGGACTTCTTGTTTTTAGAAGACTTGCTACTGTTCTTTGATTTTTTATTTTCTGATGATTTTTCTTCTGAGCTTTCAGTTGTAACTTGATTACGTTTTTCAAGCTCTTTTTTTGTAATAATTTCCTTAATAACTTTCTTCTTGTCAGGATCATAATATGAAACTTCAACATTATCATAAATTTCCTTATTTTTCTTTTTCAAGCTGAAACTTCTTATTCTTTCATCATTAATATTAAAAATCTCAACAGTATCATTCTTTTCCATTTCTTCGTCATCAAAAATGATTATCTTGTCATCTGATACTTTCATATTCAATCCTGTTTCCTTGACAACTCTATTAATAAAAGCCAAATCTGTTTCTTGATTTTGATCTAATCTTTTGAAAAATTCATTATCCGCATAAATTTCAGCATTCATTTCGTGCTTATTTGCAATCTGCATAACAAGCTCTTTCAAAGTTATATTTTCCCAAGCAACACTATTCTTTTGGTCTCTAATATTCTGGTCTAATGGTAAAGCCAAGCATTTCAGATTAAGCTTGTTATTTTCAAAAGTTGGCTCATCTACATAAAAAGTTCCTAAATCCAAAAAATTAGTTTCATTTTCCTTTTCTTCGTGGATTCCTACAAGAAGCTGAGCATTTTCGTCAGGATACCATTCTTTAAGCCAGCGATAATCCAAATTTTCAAGTTCCAGCTCCAAGTCATCTATTGCATTCTTAGAGTTATCAGTATAGTTTAGAGATGAAATAGAATGGGCTATCTCATCAGAAATATCAACTTTATTAAAAATAACAATTACTCTTATATTCCTAGCAAAAGCCACTTCTATTCACCTCTTTTCCAAGGCGGCAAACGCTCATCGTTATCATTTTCTTCATCAGTGATTTCAGGAATAATAATAGGAATATTGGCATCAAAAATGGCAATGTCAATTAATCTTAAATTGTTTCTTATCAAATCATGGAAATACCCTTCACTTCCATAAACTTTGTAAGAAATTAAGTCCCAAGTGTCGCCTGAAACTGTTCTATACACTTTTACCTTTGCCATTATCCAAATGCCGTCCTTTCCCTTTTGTTTATGTCTCCTGCTATTACTTTCCTTACAATTCTTTCGACTTCCGACGGATTTCCACCATTTACATTTATAACGATTGAATAATTGTTTCCGCCATAAGAATTGCCACCTTTTAAATTGCTTACTCTGTCTTTCAGATTAGCCACTTTATCCCTCAAGGTACTCCTAGTTTGAGAATTATTAAGTATTCTCGTACCTTTCGGAAGATTCAAAAGCATTTCACTTTCAGCTAGAAAGACTGGTTTGCCTGGTATCTGAACTAATTCTGCCCCACGTTCTGCTACCGTTGTTAGTCCGCCTTCCCAATAGTTTGTTCCTGTCCATTTTTTACCCCAATTCATAGGATTTAATGCACTTCCTAGTTCCCCTGCTGTTTTTTTAATATTATTCCACTGTTCCCCAAACCAATTAAATAATCCACTTAAAATACTTTTAGCGCCCTCAACAAATCCACTAATTCCTGATTTGACGCTTGCCCAAACTCCTGATATAATTCCTGGTATTTCATTCCATTTTCCTGTAAAAAATGCTATAAACAAACTGAATACCCCTTTCCAAACGGCTATAGCAGTTTTTATGGCACTGCTAATCATTTTGAAAACGCCGCCAGCTACAGTTGATAAAAACTTAAATGTAGATCCTAAAGCTCTTACTGCCGAAATTGCCAATCTTATAGCTACAATAATTACAACTTTTATTATTGTTCCTATCACAGATAGCACAGGCTTTAAACTGTTCCATACATTCCTCATATGAGGTCCAGCCTGTTTCATCTTATTTGAAACCCAAGTTATTGCTTGCCCTATTCCTTGTTTTATCGTTCTGCCCAATTCTTTGACGTGTGGCATTATCTGTTTCATTGCATTATTTACTCCATTTCTAAACCACGTAGATTTATTATAAAGTATTACAAATATTGCTATTAATCCAACAATTGCTCCTATTATAACTCCAACAGGATTTGCTAAAAATGCCATTTTTATAGCTATGCCTACACTTTTTATTATTCCTATTGCACCTCGCAACATTTTAAAAGGATTTAACATTAACTTAAATATCTTAATAGCTGAACTTCCACCTAATTTCAGTCCATTAAAAGCAAGCTTTACCATATTTATCGGATTTAACATTGTTTTAAAAGCACTTCCGCCCGCTTTAATTCCACTTACCAATCCATTAAATCCAGCTTTTCCAAGAGGTTTTAAAGTAGCTCCAATCTTGCTCAGCACAGGAAATGCTGTTTTAAATCCATCAGCAAAATTTCCAGCAACTTTAAATTTATCAAATATTAAAATTCCTTTTGATATTGCACTAAATAAAGGAGAAAATACTTTTGTAGCTCCACCAATTCCAATTGATAGCACAGCAAATCCAGCTACTGCCTTCATAATTCCTGATGCCAGCTTCGGATTTTGTCTTATCCATTCAGCAACTTTCTTTATCATTGGTGTTAAGGCTTCCACTGCACTTTTTATAGTAGGTGCTAGAGCCATTCCTAAATCCGCCAGAACATTCATCATTTGGTTTTTAGCAATTTTCAATTGTGTTCCCAATGTTTTCATTCTTTCGGCGTATTCTCGTTCAACAGCACCGTTTGCCATTTCAGATTTAGCTTTTGACAAATTTTCTCTTAATTTATCAGTGTCGTTTGCCAATGTAGCTATACTATTCGCAGCGTGTTCGCCAAATATATCAGTCAATAATCCTATTTTATCTCCAGCGTGAGAACTCTTTATTTTTTCTAACACTTTCAGAATTGTTCCTTCAGCATCTCTTGCCATATCATGTGCTAAAGTCTCTCCATTTATTCCTAAAAACTTAAAAGCATTTGCTTTTTTTTTGGTATCTGCCCCTTTTCCAAGCTCCAAATATAACTGTTTTATCCCTGTCGCCGCAACATTTGCCTCTGTACCTGTCGCAATTAGAGTTGCCCCTAATGCGATGTTTGCTTCTTTTGATACATTAGCAGTCCTTGCCACAGAACCTACTCTCTGAGAAAAATCCACTAACTGTGCAGCAACAGAAGCGGTATTATCAGACATATAATTGATAGTATCAGCAAATGAAAATACTTCTTTTTTCGTTAATCCTAACTGTTCTTTTGTTTTTGCTAAAAACTGTCCCGCTTCCTGTGTAGACATATCAAACGCAACCTTTAGTTGTTGAGCTTTATTTGTGTATTCAACGATTTGATCTCCTACTATCCCTGATTGTGCCAACGAACCAGCAATTTCATATAGTTCTGGTTGAGATAATGGCGAATTTTCCGAAATTTTTCTAATGTCTGCATAATATTTTTTTGCTTCATCGCCTAACATTTTTCGTAAATCTGCCTGACTTTCCTCAACATCCATATAAACTTTCATAGGTACTGCCAATGCTCCAGCTGTTGCTATTCCTCTATTAAAAGTTCTGTCACCAAATTCTTTGACTTTCCCAATATTTTCCTGTCGAGCTTCATATCTTTTTTGGGCTTCTTTCAGTTTATTCATCTTTTCAAGTTCAGAATTTACTTTGGTTAATTGGGATTTATAGCTTCCCAAACTTTGATTTTCGCCCTCAATAGCACTTCTTGCGGCTTCAAACACATGTTTTTGGCGTTCTTTTTGTTTGTTTAAACTGTTTACAACTTTTTCCTGCTCTTTTATTTTTTTAGCAAGTTCAGTATTACTTTGTCCTGTCTTGTTGTATGCTTCTTTGAGTTCGTGAAGTTTTCTCGCAGCATTAAGATATTCCTTGCTTACATTTACATATGCATTTTTTAATTTTTCGACTTTTTCCAAAGCTCTTTGAGCCTTTTCCAATTCTTTAGCCTTTTTTCCTAATTCCTCTGCACTTTTTGCTGTATTTTTCATAGCATTTGCAACCTGTGCCATTCCAGTCAATGCTCCTGCTACAGCCGCGCTCATAACTATATTCAGTTCCATATTTTTAGCCATAAATTCCTCCTTTCCTGTTGCTTTTTTACACTTTTCAATGTATAATCCTAATGAAAATAAATTTTAAATTAGGTGATTTTATGAAAAATAATAAAAAAGATAATATTCTTTATATAATTTTTGCATTTTTGGGAACTCTTCCTGCATTATTTTTAAATATTTTTCCAATCTTATTTTGGGGAATATTCCTATTTTTTTTGATACTTTTGTGTCTTTCTCTAGGAATATTGGGTATTTTCATCATAACAGCAATGACAATTACAGTTATAATATCAGCAGTTTATATTTTTGGAGGCAAATAGCCTCCATTTTTTATTCCTTGCTTTCCTCATACCTCATTTCTGCTTCCTGTATCAATTCCTCTGCTCTCGTCTGCCAATATTCCAGTTCATACAGGCTACAAGACATTAGTGTCTCATAGCTCATATTTAAACTGCTTTTATATTCATTTGAAAAATTCAATGCTTCAAGAATATCAGTTACTGTATCAAGCAGCTGTATTATTTCTGGTCTTCTTTCTTCATTTCTTCCTCTTGTGCTTCCGTTTCCTCTATCACGAAATTCTCTGTATCGTCTGCTGAACCCAAGCCTGCGTTCAAAAAACCCTTAGTTTTATTCAAAACTTTTATATAATCAGTCCCTTTAAGCCCAAGCAAGTCGCCATATTTGATTCCACTGGCTTTCGACGCAACTGTTAAAGCCCAGCCATCTTCAAGCTCCTTTACTGTTGCCCCTTTATTTCTCGCCTTATATTCTTTCTCTGCAAAAACTAAATCTTGCCCTGACAACTCTTCTAAATCTAATATAATCTCTTTAACATTTTTTGCTCCAAATTTATATTCTCTTCTTAATTTAATTACTTCTGCCATTTTATATCCTCCTAAATTTTTATGATAATCCTAACATTCTTCTGATTTTTCCGTTTGTTTCTCCGTTTATATTACTGATTCTGTTAAATACATCAAGAAATGCTATTTCTTTACCATCTATCACTACTTTATAATAACTTAATGATAAATCAAGCGATGCTTCAAGTTTGTTTCCTGGTTTTAAATCTGGTCCATCAAATTTTTTAAGCATTCCTTTAAAAGTTATATCTAGACCTACATAAGTTGCTGCGTGTGTTATTTTATTCATTTTTTGGATAACACCCTTACATTCAATAAATAATTCTCCCTCATTATTAAAATTTAAAAGCGTTTCATCTATACATTCCATTTTTATTTTTGATTCCAATTTTTTATAATGCCCTGTTAAGGGTGCTTCATATTCAGAAACCATTCCTATTTGATTGATAGTTACGGTTGTGGTTTCTAAATTAGGCAGCTGCACTGAACCTATTCCTGCTAATTTATTTTCGCCATTAATAAATATTTCAAGATCATTTAACGCTATCGGCATATTTGCTTTTCCCATTTTCTAACCTCCTAACTTCCTAAATTATTTGCAAATGCCTGTAAAGCATCCACATCGTATTTTTTCTTAAATGTCATGGATTTTAATCCTGGAGCAATTCCAAGTTTTATAATCCAAGTAACATCTCCATTTATTACATTTGTTAAATTATTATCTTCTTCTGATAATACAGCCTCTGCAGCAAGGAAATGATTAGCCGCAACAAGTCCATTCAATCTTATATTCATAGACTTTGTAATAGTTTCAGCCAATTTAAGCGTGAATCTCTTATCTATGCTATTGAAATAACTAATTACTAATTCGTTCCCTATATACTTGAACATTCTACGAGTATAGCCAAACTTGTCTTTGGGATCTGTTGCTAGAGGGTTCTTGGCTGTTTCTGTTCCCCAGCAACGCCAACCTTTAAAGTTTATTGCCGTTACAGCTCCATTTTTATTTAAAAAGTTTGCTTGTTGTTCCTTATCTAGCATTATTTCTTCAAAATTTCCACTTGAATTTTTATATGCTAAGGCATCTATTTTATAAGCATGGTTTGAAGATGCTTGTGATGGAATATTGTCATTTTCTGAATCTACTTTTAACGACAACGCTCCATAGTGGATAGAGTGAAAATAAATATTCCCTGATAGTTTTGGGTAACCGTATAAAATTACCTGATCTTCTGACAATATATTTTTACTGTCTTTCCAAGATACAATTTCATCATATCTTTTATCTGCAGGTGCATTTATCAAGGCTACTGCCTCAAACATTCCCGAATTTATATTTTTAGCTTTTGTCGCCATTACAGCCGCTACTGCACTGTCGTTTGAAAAATCTGGAACATCAAGAAACGCTGGAAGTTCCGAAAATTTTAAATACACTTCATCAACCAAATCAAGCCCAGTTCTTTGCATTGTGTTAATGTTATATCCACCAATTGCTTCTTCTTTTCTAACTTTTGTCAAATCCACTTCGTAATATTCGATGTCAATTTTATTATTATTTGGTGCTGTTGCATAAATTTCCAGCCCTTCATCTGTCCATAAATATCTTGCATCCGATATTTCTGAACTCGTTGAATTATCTTTTACAACAAGGGTATCTGTTATTATTTTGTGATTTTTAACAAGAACTTTCCCATTTTTTATTTCCAGTCCTTGTGCTGTTTTTTTGTTATCAGACTTATGTTTATCTAAATCCAAAATATTTACAACAAATAAAGGTGCTACTGCATAAAGCTCAAAAAATACTTTTACTGCCTGAGAGATACTGAAGTCTAAATCATAAGTATCTCCAAAGTATTCAATAGCTTCTCTTAGCGTTCCAATTCTCACAACTTCATTAGTTTTCCTTTTTTCTTTTTTAACTTTATGAATTGGTGCCATTCCTACGATAAAATGCCCGTAATCAAGTGTAACAGGCAAATTTATGTCGCTTGCCGCTTCCGTCTGATACGTTCCGTGTTTATACGCCATCATTTTCTCCTTTCACGCTTTCTAAAAGTTCATCTGTTAGTTGCTCAAGCAAGATTTCATTCTTTTCTGCAAAAGGTAAATCATCTGCTTTAATAAGCAATTTTTCAAGTAAAGGATATTTTTTTCTTATTTCTTCTACCTTTTCTCCAAAATATATCCCGCTTTTGTTAAGTCTTACATCAGGTAAATCAATATTTTTACCTATATAAACATATCTTGTTTCTGTTTCCATTTTTCCTCCTATAAATTTGTATATTCTGACACAATAGGTTCTGCATAAGCTGTAAATTTTAGCCTAGAATAAAAATATGGATTAGCCTGATCACTATAAAAAGCAACCTTGATTTCTTTATTCTGTTCCAATACAAACTCTGCATTCCCGATATTATTTTTAACCCTTGTTGTTTCTTCAAGAAGTTTTCCAGCTATGTATCTAGCCATTTCCAAGTTTTTTAGATAATCCTCTTCTTTTTCCTCTTTCGTCCCAACCCAAATTTCAAAATCAGAAAAAGCGTTATAATATCCAACTCCAGCTCTATCCTGTCTAAACTCCAATGCCCTTAAAATTACAAATGGAAAATAATCGTTTGTCTTTTTTCCGTTTTCTCTATCTTCAAAGCTATTTGAAGATAAGAAACCTCTATAAACATTAAATCCTTTTTCTTCCATTATTTTTTTAAGAAACTCATAAATCTTCTTTTCTGTATGAATCATTATTCCAATATCCTTCCAAGTTCGTGATCTATTCTTATATTAAATTTCTCTTCCATAAATCCCTGTAAATAATCAAGGATACTTAATTCTCCAAGCATTTGAGGGGCAGATGGTCCCATTCTACGTTTTATTGGCAAAGATTTTCCTGTTTCTCTTGTAAATGCCCCTAATCTTCCGTCAGAATAAGCGATAAAGGCGTTTGGTAAATCTCCACCTTCTCCTTTTTTGACTACTGCTGAAACCATTGTTTTTCTTCTTGTTTTTGGATTTAATTTGAAATGATCTAGCCCAATCATCCCCCCTTTTGAATTTATTTTTCCAACCAAGTTTCCTGGATTGGCATTAAATACGTTTATTGATTCTGCCAATTTTCCTCTTGCAACAGTATACATTGCAGTAGTTCTTCTCATTTGCTCCGTTTTCGTCATTGCAAGAGAACGATTTACTGCAAATGCCACAGCTTTTGGAAATTTATCAGGAAATTGACTCAATGCACTTTCTACTTTTTCCAGTTGATGCGGATCTAATTTTACATCAAGCATTTAGACCTCCTCATATTTCACCAAATCTATCTCATGCATCCCCATATCAAATTTACTTAGCATAACTTCATAAGTTTCTCCATCCAATGTCATCATTTCCCCTGGATGCGGCTTAATTCTTAAATCCTTTTCTCCAACAAAGACTGTAAATCCTTCCTGAAAAGTTCCCTCTTCCTGTGTAATAAGTCCATTTTTCTGCTTATTCTGAAATTTTTCCTCATCAATCACACATTTAATTTCACGTCCATTAAAAGTATGCGTTGTACCAAATTCATCAATATTCAAAAATACATTTTCAATATCATTGGCAACCATTTCTTTAAAATTCATAATTATCACCTATTTATTTTTATTCTTTTTATCTTCTTTATCATCTTTTTCTATATCTTGATTATCTTCATCAACTGAAGTTTTAGATACTACTTTTTCAGCAGTATCCTTTATTTCTTCAATCAATTCTCTTTCAAGACAGCTTTTTACAACTGATTTTTCCAAAATATCCACTTCTGCCCCTGCTTCATAACTAACGCCACTATAAATCAAAGGCTTTAATGCTCTATACTTCATCACAACCTCCTATTTAACCTTCAGTATTTTTATAGCTTCAATATCGTATACAACTGGCAAAGGTCTTGATTCAGTTCTGATTTCTACAGTGTTAGATTTTGAATCTTCATCAGTAAATACTGAACGTTCTGCCACAATTATTCCTTGTTTCACATCTGCCGCTGGTCCGTACATAATTTTATTGTTACTTGGTGCTAATAGGACTTTCCCTTCAGGAATTAAATCCTTATCACTATAAGTTTTTCCATCAGCATTTAATACAGAGTATTGAGATTGATAAGAATAAATTGGCAACCCAAAAGGTGCTATTGTTCCAATATAAACGGCTCCTGCTGCTGTTTCTCTTGGATTTACTTCTCCTACATTATAATTTTTTACATCCAACAACTTCTGAATTTTGTCGTTATCTACAAATAATTTTGCTGCCACAGGATCCATTAATATCATTTCGGGTCTTAATCCCGTAACTTTCCCAATTTTTGTTATAGCCGCCTGTAAATCTCCAATTATATCCGCATTAGGCTGTGTCCATAAAGTAGCAGGAGTAATTTCTTCAACTGTTCCGAATTTTATTTCTCCTTTTATTCCTTCACCTTCCACAATTACTTTTCCGTTAAACAATGCTTCAGTACACATAATTTCTTCACGTCTTGTAATTTGTTCCTCAAATTCTGCAAACGATTCAGCAAGCAAGTCCGCTTTTCGTTCTTCAGGACTTTTTCCACCATATATAGTTTCTCCTGCCGTTTTATTAAAAAATAACTCGAAAGCCGAAAAAGTTCTTTTTGGTGCTACTTTTGGAGCTTGAAAAAATTTACTTTCATAAGTATTTTTTACCATTTCTGTTCCTGGAATAAATTCAGATACATAAGGAGCTACAAGCTGTCTTCCTTTTCTAAATTCTATTTCCATTTTTTGATTTTCTGATGTTTTCCTATTTTTAAAATAACTGTCCTTTATAAATGATTTTGGTCTAATCACATTCTGGTCATATAACCCAATAAATTCTATTACTGCTGGCATTATTCCTTACCTCCTAATCCTTTTATCACAATTCCTTTATCTCTAGCCGCTTTTGTAAACTCCGATTTTTGTGTTCCTGCTTTCACTTTCAGCCCTTCAAATATAAATTCCCCTGAAATAGCTACTGTTGTTTTGGTTTTTGCAGTTGTTCCATCCGCGTCTTCCATAACTATTCCAAATAAATCCGTTCCATCCGAAAGTTCTCCACCTGAATTTACAGCGTCACCTCTTTTCACATTCTTACCTTGTGGCACTTCAAATTCCATATATTTATGCCCTGTACCACTTAAAAACTGTTCGCTGGCATATTCGTTGCCTTTTGTTACAAAATCCATTATTTGCCCTCCTTTGTTTTTTTATTCATTAAAGAAAAAATATTCATAATATTAATTCCCATAAATTCTTTTTCTTCTTTTTTGCCAGGTACTGTTCCATCATTCATAGCTGGCGGTATAAAATTATCTTGGCTTTCATTTTTAATTTTTTGCAACTTTTGAGCTTTTTCCTCTTTTTGCTTTTTTAAAATACCAATAGCTAAATCGCTAGCTGACATAGGATTTACATATTTAGCATTTTCTATTAATTCAGAATAATTATTAACTCCCATATCATCAATAGCTTTCAATCTTTCTCTTTCTTCTTCTTTTCCAATCTTTTTTCCTTCATTTAATACATAATCATACAAATCAGGAAATTGGTTTTTTAATTCCTCTAAAGTCATTTTTACCTCCTTAGTATTTCTTTTGTTATAAATAACTATATCTTTTGCTTTTCTAAAATTTTTAAATTTTGAAATATCAAAAACCATGTTATTTATAATTAATTTATTTTCTACAAATTCTTTTCCCACTTCTTCATCCACAATTTCGTCAATAAAACCATATTCCTTAGCTGTTTCTGCATCCATCCAAGTTTCATCATCCATTAACTGTGACAATGTTTCCTTGTCAGTTTTTGCTTTATTCAAATAAGTTTCAATAATGCTATTTTTAACTTTATTTAGCATTTCAAGTGTTTTTTGCATATCTTGATTATTTCCGTAAGCAAAAGTAATTGGATTATGAACCATAAACAAAGCATTTTTAGGCATTTTTACAGTATCACAGGCACTTGTTATTATAGTTGCCGCACTTGCTGCCAATCCATCTATATTTGCTGTTATTTTAGCTTTATGATTTTTAAGAGTATTCGCTATTGCTACAGCACTAAATACACTCCCACCTGGACTATTTATATGTAAAATTATGTTTTCTACATCCCCAAGATTTTCAATATCCTGTTTAAACGCCTTATCGGATATATCATCCCAATATTCATCACTTCCAATGCTCCCATAAAGTATCAGTTCAGCTGATTTTTCCTCATCATTCTTCATCACGTTCCAAAATTTGAGTTGTTTCGGCATTCAATACCACTCCTTTCTCTGTTAATAATTTATTTTCCTTTGCCAAAATTCTTACGTTCTGCTCAAAATCTCCGCCGTTAAGTTCGGCTGTTTCTCTCGTCCTAGTCGATAATCCGTTATTGATTCTTATAACAGCCGCATTAGCCTCTTTTAACGGATCTATTTGACCTTGAGACGGTCCGTTCCATTGAGAGCCGCACCATGCTTTATCTATAAGAAAATCAGTTCCGTAGTTTTTAAGCTCCACTCTTCCGAGCAAATATGCTTCGTTCAGCCATTCCTCATAAACAGGCTGTGTAAAATTTTCTACAAACCATTCACGCCTTTTCCTGAACATTTTCCACGCTTCCAGAAGTGCTGCACGGCTTGCCGAATAACTTGCTGTAAAATGCTTTATCAAAAGTTCATACGGAACTTCCAAAGCGCTTCCTATCTGTCTTAAAATGCTTGTAACAAAAGGGTCAAACTGTGCATTAGGTCTTCCTGGATTAGTAGCTTTTGCCTTTTCTCCTGGATTAAGCCCTACAACCATTCCTGGTGCAAGTTCTATAGTAGTTTCATCTTCTGAATCTACCAGTAAATCATTTTCAACTGCTTCTAGTTCGCCTACATCAGCACCGCTCGAATTTTCAGCCTCACTTTCAATAAAAATTGCATACATTCCACTTATGACTGCTGCCATTAGTTCGGCTTCGGTATAATTTCCAAGCTGTTTTAGATTTTCGATAACTGGAGATAATATTGGTATCCCCCTTACCTGTTCAGGTCTTTCTGTGAAAAGAAGATGTATTATATTTTTTTGATTTTCACTTCCATAAACTTTTATAAGTTTCTCGCTTACTCCCCCAGTTGCATCTAATGGATGTTCAGATGAAATATAATAGCCTTCAATTCTTCCGTTTTTATCTATTTTCACACCTTCGACTACACTTTTATCTGAAATCATATTGTTCGGAGTATATATTCTGTCAGGTTCTAAAATTTCCAATTTTAAACTGTATGGATTTTTTGGAGTTTCAAAATAATTTAATTTTATAAAACATTCTCCATTCATCAGCACTGTCAAAAATACAAGTTCCTGGATCTGATAAAAGTTCATAGTCCCTAGATTATCAATCTTGTCTTTAGACCAAAGTTCAAATTCTTTTTCAATTAAACTTTCTATTACTTCAGCTTCTTCATCACTAATCCCTATTGTTTCATTATCAATAGCAGACTTTAATTTTAATCCACTCCCAACAACATTCGTATTAATAGTTTTCAACGCCCCAGTAGCAACAGAAGTTCCCATGTACAAGTCTCTTGAACGCTCAATCAATTTTTTACGATTTTTATAAATGTCCTTCTTCACTCCACCGCCAGCACTTTGCCAGCCTAACATTGATTTTTTAGTAGTTGAAGCACCGTGATTTGAATATCCAGTATTAAGAATTTCTAATTTCCTTCTCGCTTGAAACCTTTTAAGTCCTTTTTCTGGATTAAATATCGTTACCAATTTATCAATAAAATTCATAAAACACCTCCTTTTCTGCTAAAGATTTCTAGGCACACCTCTTCTCACTCTCCTGTTGCCTTTGCCATTTATTTTTTGAAGTTCATTTTCCCAATAAGCTCTTCCTTTTCTTATTGCATCTATTCCCATTCGAGTAAGTTCCATAGTTCCAATTTTATAACTAGTTCCAGCCAAAGCTGCTCGTTCAGCTTTACCATATTCAACAATCATTTCTAAAATATATTCTCTTGAATAATTTGATTTTCCCATTTTCTAAATTCCTTTCGACAATATTTTTCTTTTTGTTTGCACTTTTGGCCTTTCTGTAACATCAATCAAATATTTTTTACTCAAATCAGGATTAGCTATTTTTAACGCAGCATAAGCATAATTTCTAATATCCAACGGTTCATTCCTTTTAGTTCCTGTAACAACCCACTTAGTTTTTCTTACTCCTTTTTCAAAAGTTGTAATCTTAACTTCTGCAGTCAATCCTTTAAAGTATGTTTCATCATATCCTCTTTCTGCATTATCCGGAAAATGCATATATCTCGGTCCAGGTAAATCGATTCTCAATCTGGCCATAATAGTTTCTTTCCCAGTATCAGTATTTAATACAAATAGCGAAATTTGTCCTTTATTTGTTTTAGTCGGCCTTGTAATAAACGGCTTACCTTCCACACTTCCACCTTTTACTCCAAATATTCTTTTAATTTCACGAGGTTTCACAAATCCGTAAGTTGACATCGTGTGATTTCCTCCTGTGTCAATACAGGTGCATATTATTTTTATTTTCTGTCCGTTAGAATAGGTAAATTCAGTATCCAAGAATCTCTCAAGCTGATTCCACACATGAGTTTCTGCAGGATTTCCTATAAATACTTTATAATAAATCCCCCAACTTTCTTCATCAGCTCCCCAACCTACAACTTCACATTCCAATCTATCATCTTGAACATCAACTCCCGCAGTCAAAACGTTTACGTTTTCAGGAATTTCGCAGCCATAATGTTCTTTTCTGTGAGATATTTTTTCAAAATCCATTTTATCTCTTTTTTCCTCAAAAGTTTCACCTAATGCAGTATTAGTGAAAACCTTCATAAGTTGAACATCGCCTTTAGATTCCTTGAATTTTTTTATTATACTTTTCCAAGTCGAAAAAGGACTATACAATTCACTAATATGAAATCCTCTTACTGCTTTCGGATCAATTTCAACATTTCCTACAATCCATTCTCCTTCTTTCATATTTTTTTTCCATTCGTATTCACTTGAAACTTCAAGACAATCTTGACATTTGTGTCCAATATTTTCAAAAACGATATTTTTCCATTCTAATCTTTGCATTGTTCCACATTTTGGACAAGGAATATAATATTCTTCCTGTGTACTGTTTTCATACTCCTGTTCTATTCTTGATTCCCCTCTTACTGTTGGTGTACTTGTTAAAACAATTTTTTTGTTCCAAAATGTTTTTGTTCTCTCAATTGCTAAATTTAACGGATCACCTTCACCCTTTACATCATTTGGAAATCTATCAATCTCATCTGCCAATAATATCCGTATTGGTCTACTCGCAAGTTCAGCTGCTGAATTACTTCCAGTTAAAATAATATATCCACCTGGAAAATCTTTTTGAGTTTTAGTATCTCTTGACGTTTCATTTTCAATTATTTTACTTTTTAATTGTGGTGTGCTAAGTATCATGTCATTTAATCTTGTTGTTGCAAAATCTTCTGCCATTTTTTGAGTCGGCATTAAAAACATTATAGGAGCAGGGTCATAATCAGCATGATGTCCAAAAGTATTCAACAAAAGTTCTGTTTTGGATAATTGAGCTCCATACATCATTATTACTTTTTCTGTTTGTTTATCAGATATTGCTTTCATTACTTCTCTCTGAAACGGTACTCTATCAGTATTCCACCTACCTGGTTCCGCAGAAGTTTTGGAACTTAATATTCTATAATTGTCTGCCCATTCATCAATCGTTAATTTTGGCGGTGGCTTTAATACCGAAATAATTTTTTTAAACAAATTATTTGCTTTTTTTAGGTCTGCCTCTCTTTTTCGGATTGTCATTTTTCTCTTCCTTTAAATTTTTTTTAATTGATTTAGTGTTTGAATTCTCTTCATCCTCATCTTCATCAATATAATTTTTACTTTTAAACATTTCAGGACTATATTCACTTAATTCTGTCAAAGTATCAGATATTCCTGTTAAAATGATGTCCTGTATTTCTCCCAAGTTATCACAAGCAATTACAGCAGGTGCTAATTTATTAGGCAATGAAAGCAATTTTCCTTTTATATTAACAAGCATACTCGTCATAACTTCTTCAATTACTCCCGCTGGATGTAACTGATTCTTTAACTCCGATATTTTCAAGGCTTTCAATTCTGTATCTTTTTTTATTTTCTTTATTTCTTCCCTAATTTTTTCATCTTTCAAATCCACATCTGCATCATTTTTTAATTCCAGATACTCAATATATGAATGAACACTCTCCAAAAATAAATATTTATTTTGTCCGTTTTTTTTGATGACATTTTCCTCTGCCAAACGCCTTAGATGCCTTTCACTCAAATTCAATATTTTAGCCAATACAACACCTTTTACAACCTCGTCATATTTCGCTTCCATTTTCACCTCCTATCGGACAGGACATGAACTTAAAAAAAATTCATATCCGGATGTTTTCCGGGACTCGCCAGACCCACAGGGCAAAAAAATCTCTCCAAAGTACCTTTTTTATTTTTTTGATATTTTGTCTTTTATCTTCTGTGTCGTTTCCCTAATCTCTTTGTCCATCTCTCTTTTCTTTCTCAAGCTCTCTCTACATCTATCAAGATACATATTATATATTTTTATCTTTACACTATCTATTTTTGTATCCAATTCATCATTTATACTCTCAAGGTTTTCTAAAAGAGTAAGGCCCTCGTCAATTCTTTTCTCTATATATTTTCGCAACCATCTTTTGATTAAACTTGTAATAATTATTAATACAACTGGTATTACTAAGCAATAAAATATAGTCGCTATAGTTATCATATTATTAAATCCTTTTTTATTTTTTTGACAAAAAAAGAGCCGACTTATAAATAGACTATATTTCTATAGTTTATCTACAAATCGGCTCATAACCACTTTTACTCTTGCCTTTATCCTATTGTACTTTTCTTAATTCTTTTTACTTTTCCATTTTCAAAAACAATAACCATTTCCCTTTCACCTTTTTTATCCATTTCATTTAGCAATAAATTAATAAATTTAAAAAGTTTTTTATTGTTTTCTATTTTTTTTATCTGCTCTTTAGTAAGCATTTTATCACCCTTTCATTATACCTTATTTTATCAATATTTTCAAGTATTTTGAATTATATTTTTATACTCTAATCGCAAAAAAACTTATAATACGAATCAAACAATAAATTACAAACAAATTTATAGACATACTAATTAAAAATCCTCTTATGCTTGTTATTCTAAATTTAAATACTACTATATTCTTTTTAAATCTTATTACTAGGTTATAAACAAACCACACTAATATTAAAACAAATATTACAGTAAGAAGTGCATTTATAACTCTCATTATTATATTTAACATATCTAATCCTCTTCATCAAACTTCATTAAATCATCATCATTGTATATAAGCAAGGCTATCAGTACAAATATTCTTGCTATACATTTTAAAATATATCTAATTCCTGAATATAACATTTATCCCCCAACATTTTAAATTCTTTTTTTTATTTCCTCTACACATTTTTTTATACCTTTCAAACAATTTCTAATCATATTATCAGCACAATCATAATTTTTACGTCCACAAGTTGATAACCGTAAACAATATGCACCCATTTCATCTACCGTCAATCTAACCAACACTTCTAAATTATCTAAAAAGTTTTCTATATTTTTATTTTCCTGATATGCTTCACACATTTTTCTTATTTGCTTTTCCATTTGTTTCAAATAAAATTCAACTGTTTCATAAGCTGTAGTAAATTCCTTTATTCTTACTTTCTCAAAATAAACACGATAAATTTCATGCATTTTTTTAGCAATCCTAATATGGGATTTTATTTCATTTGAATAACCGTTTATTTTTCTTTCTTTTATAGTTTCACCAAGTAAATATCCCTTTAAATAACTATACTTTTCTTCAAATTCTCTTACAATTTCTTCTTCCGATAAAAACTCTATCCCATTTGCTCCAACAAAATTAGATAACCGTATATATAGAGTGAAGGTGTCACTATCATCAATTTTAAATGAAATTTTTAATTGATCTATCCCATACATATCACTTTCCTCTTTTATTTCCAAATCACTTATTGTTTTGTCTTTCAAAATTTCAGACAACTCTTTTATTTTTCTTCCAAATAATTCTATGTATTTCATATTAACTCCTTAGCTCTAATTGATTATTTCAAGTTCATTTTTTATATCTTGTGGTATATTATTTTTCCATAGATAACTATTTTTCAAAATAAACTGATTATATTGAATCGCTGTATTATTTGCTCTTATCTTTGCTTGTAAGGCTATTTCCTTATTATCATCTTTCATAGACAAATAAATTTGTTTATCACTTTCATAACTGCTTACCATTGCTCTTGCAGTATCTTCCACTTTTTTCAATCTGTCATATCTTTGTCTGTCATTCTGTTTTTCTAATTCATAGTCTATTTTATTAAACCAACTATTTATCCCTAAAAAAGGATTGCAGGCTGTCATAGATAGCCCACAAATAATTAATATAAATATTTTTTTCATTTCATTCCCCTTTATTTTTCAAATTTAACAACTGTATTTTCCACTTTCATTGGAATATCTGTATACACGTATATTCCTGTCCACTCAATATATTTCCCATCTGGAGTAAAGAAAAATATCCCGTTATCATTTTCTCCATAACTTCCATCTACATCAGGAAGCCATTTATTATCACAACTATAACTACTTGAAGGAACACATTCATACAGTTCACTATTTGGAGTTAAAAAACTATTTAAACTTGACACTTTTCCATCTACTACAAAACTTCCAACTATTCCACCATTTTCTGTAAATAATGTTATATATCCTAACGGACGTTTTACAGCACTTGGTAAATTTAATGCTTTTTCACGCTGTCCATTTACCCAGTAGGCCCTTTTTATTAAATTATATCTTTCTAAACTATAATCAATATCACTAGGGGTTGCCTGATTGCCTGCCAATTTATTACCTATTTTCAAAGTATTCTCTTTATCATTTTTTGTATTATTCCCAAAATTTTCTTCATCACAGCTTGTAACTAATGCTCCTAAAATCATCACAATTAATAGTAATTTTTTCATTCCTATTCCTCCGCTTTCCATATTTTATAAATTTCATTACCTATTCCCGCTCCTAACGTAACAGATAATATTGTTTTTGTTAATTTTAATAAACAAAATATTGTTCCCATTATTTTTCTTACCGTTTATCCTCTTCAATTTTAAACAATCCAAAAATAAAAGTTAAAATTTGAAACCCTACTCCCCAAAAAATATATAATATAAAATCTATTAACATTAATTTCGCAAATTCTAATAATGTTTTTACACTTGAAATATCACTTATTGTTTTATACACTAATAATCCTAAACTTCCCAAAATAATTGCTAAATATAATATTGTTATTATTGCTGATACTATTTTTCTCATACTAATTCCCTTCCTATTTCTTTTTATACTTGTCTTTATTTAATATTCTTTCAAAACTCACTTTATTTTCATCTTCCTTATTCCATAAACTCCAATTCAATTTTCTCCAGTTTTTTAAATTGAATTGCATCCTATCCTTGTTTTTCATACTTTCCTCCTAATTTTCTTTTACAACTCCAAAATTTTGGTCTATATTATCATCTCTCCATTCTTCAAACAGCTTATGTTGTTCATTTTCATCTTTTATTATTTCTTCCGCCTTTTTCTCTGTATAACCTAAATCATCTACTAAATCAACTTCATCGCTTTCTTTACCCAATCCGCTGCCTATACTGAACCATAATTTATATTTGCTCATTTTATCCTCCTAATCTTTTTTTCTAATAAAAACGACTTTTCACGACTGACGTTTTTCTTTATAAACACTATATTTAAACCTACTTTTCCAGCCAAAACGACTTTCTGCGACTGAACTTTAAAATATAAGTTCAGGAACTTTTCCTGTTTTGTTTATTTCCTCCAGTACATCCATGCATTCTCGCCTTAACCATTCTACCTCTTCTTTTACTACTGTTTTCTTTACTATTTCAAATTGTTTCTTGTAATATTCTTGAGCTTCTTCAGCTGTCATCCCATAATGCTCCTTAAAAAGTTTTAAAATACCTTCTTTTAATTCTGCCATTTTTTGATTCTCCTTTAAAACTTATCTCTCAGTATTTTCATACTTTTCTCCCAATTCTAATATAATTTTACAAAAAGTTTATCCCTTCTTTTTGAATTACTAATCTCAAATAAATTTATAACTTCATCATTTGTCAAATTGTTACTATCAAAATTCACTTTATACACATTCATTTGTCTATTTGGATTCAACCTTTGTCTAATATCAGTTTGTGTAATAAGTCTTTGTACTTCTTCCACATTTTTTGTGATTACTGATTTATATTCATCTTCACAATATAATATTTTAAACATTTTTTTCTCCTTATTTTTTTTATATCAAGCCTTTACTTTTATTCTATTTTCCAAACTTTCTATTCTGTTATTTAATGTTTCAACAATATCAATTAATTCATTAATCGTTTTTTGACTATCTTTACTTGTGTCATTTACTGCACCAGCTCCAGCACACAATTCCCCCATCATTCTGTAATACCTTCTAATGTCATCATCATTATATCCTTTTTTTACTAAAGAATTTATAACTTCTATCATTTCTTCTGCGGCTTTTAATTCTTTACTCATTTTTATATTTCCTTTCAAATTTTATTTTGTAATAAACTGTTTCAAATTTGGCCTAAAATAATCAGGCCCTTTTATTATCTTACCGTCTTCACGAAATATCGGTTTTCCATCTTTACCAAGTTTACTCATATTACTTTTATGAACTTCTTCAAATGCTTCAGGTAAAATTACATCAAATCCATTTTTAACTTCTAATTTAAAAAGATACTCCGTTTCTTTATCTCCTAAGAAAAATATTTTATTTGCAATCTTTTCTATATCTCCCTTATTTTTCTCAAGCAGTGTCCCAATGTGAATATAGTACATATCACAAACAGCATCTAACATTTCTACTTTGTCGTTATTTTTTTCTGCTGCTTCATATTCTTTAAATTCTTCATCAAATAATTTTTTTCTCAATTCCATTCTTTCATTAGTTATTTCCTTTTCCAAAAATTCCTGCTGTCCAAATGTTATATAAAACTCTTTTACAAGCTTAACTAATTTTTCCCATTGTTCCATTTTTTCTATTTTCACTTCCTTAATCTCAAAAATTTTTACTAATTCTTTCATATTCTTTTTCACTTTTTTCCTCATTTTTGAAAGTAATTACTGAATATCTCAAAGATTTCTTTTTTACTATTATTTTATTTTTATATCTTTTAATTTCATTAATTTCATCTTTTCTAAATATACTATCTCTAATTTTTATAAATATTCTTTATTACCTCTTTTCTAAAATAATTTTTGTTGCTCAATTGTTTTGTCCTTTTCAAACAAATTATCAGGACATAATTTTAATAATTCTTTATTCTCATAAATATTTCCAACTGCCTCACAATTTTTCAAAGTTCCAACATTTGTACATGGCCTAGAATTATCTTTTTTTGAAAAATTAACACTCCAACTTGAAATCTCTTTTCTATAAATGATTTGGAAATATTTTTTCCCATATTTTATAATATCTCCTTCAAATATCTCTTTATTATTTTTATCTCTATGTTCTATAGAAAAATTTAATATACAGAATTTAGAATCTATATCTAATATTTTATTTTCTTTTGTTATTTTGTAAATCTTACCCGTATTATCCATAAATATTCTATCCTTAGTAAATTCTTCTTTAACCTTATCCCAAATTCTAAATCTCACACTAACCTTCTTCCTTTTTTTCAAATATAGATACTACATTCGTAAAAACACTTTCTTTATTTCCTAGTTTCATTAAATTTTCTTGCACATCCACTCCTAAAACTTTACAGATCTGTCTGTATACATCTAAATTATCAGTCTCAATTTTTAGCACATATTTATCCATTTATCCTCCTATATATTTTCTATAATTTCTATTATTTCATCAATCCATTTTTCATTTTTAAGTTTTCCCAAAACCAATTCTGTTTTCAGTTTTAGTAACAACATTTTTTTTGAAAACCAGTCTGTATTTTCTTCTAAAAATTTTATATTATGTATTAAATTTTTCTTATACTTAAAAGGGAAAATCCTCATCATCTTCTGTTTCATCATAATCATTTTTGTTACTTTGAGCATTTACAGTATTTTTACTTTCGACAAACTCAAAACTATTTGTTAATATTCTTGTAAATTTTCTTTTTTCACCGTTTTGTTCATAGTTACTTACGCTCAATCGTCCTTGTATAAGAATTTTACTACCTTTTTCAAAATATTCAGCAATTGTTTCAGCTGTCTTTTCCCACGCTGTACAATCAATAAATTCTGCCTCATTCTTATTTTTCTGTACAGCTAGTGTAAAATTGGCGTATGCTTTTCCACTTGATGTATATTTTAATTCTGGATTCCTTACCATTCTTCCCATTAGTATCACTATATTCATAATCTATATTCCTTTCTTTTTTGAATTATCAAATAAATATTCCTATTCATCTTTACATCTCTTTTCAAAATCTTTTTTTACATTTCTAAAAAAATTCAATACTTGTTTTTTAAAGTCTTCATATTCCATCATCGCATCTTTTTTATCAAATAATAATTGTTGCTCCATTTGTGGACTAACTATATTCTTTTGCATTTGTTACACCTTTCTTTTTCAACTCATACAATTCCTCGATAGAATACTCTAAGGCCCTTTCCAATTTATTTTTTGGAATTTCCCAACTAAAACATAAAATTTCTTTTATATCTTTCCTGTTTCTCCTTACAAATTTTCCCAGTTCCTTGTAATCTGTTGTTTTTATTTCATTTTCATTTATTTTTAAACAATATAGCTTAATTTTCATATTAATGTTCCTTTATAATGCAATCTATTACTCTAATTCCATTTTTATTTTTTATTTTTCTAAATTTTATTTCAGCTTTTTGTTTATTTTTCAACTCTAATTGCAGCACTTTTTTCTTTCCATCTATCCAATACGATTGAATTTTGTAATATTTATCAAAAGTGTATTTAGCTCTTTTTGCTATATCAATTAATTCAATGCCCTTCAAGTTTCGTAATTCCTTTAATAATTTTTCGTTCATTTAAACATTCTCCTCTTGCACTTGATTACGAATTTTAACAATTTTTCTACAAAGCCTTTTTTCTCTATTTTTTATCATCAAATGCTTTAAAATGCCCAGTATAAATATTTTTTAATTCTATAACCTGTTTCTTTTTAAGATATATTCCTTCCACATAATATTTATTTTTAAAACCTTCCTGTCCCATAAAATGTTTTTCAATATGATGTTTTCTACAAAGAGATATAAATCTTCCTTTCAATCCATCATCATATTTATATCCTCCCGCTGTACTTGCTACAGTATCCCAATGTTCTAAATCAATTGATTCTCCATTTTCAAAATCATGTGATTTGTTACATACTGCACATATTCTCTTTTTTAGACAAATATAAACATACTTTTCCGTATCTGGATATATCTGTGCTGCAAATCTTTTTCTCCCATTTTTTTCCTTAATCACAATTGGCACATTGTAATCAAGGCCCAACTCAATCAGATATTCAATAAATCTATTTGCAGTATCAATATCTAACGTATCAATTGAATCAGGACTTAACGAAAAATTGGGAATTTCATATTTTTCTGCAAAAAATATTTTCAATATGTCTTTCATATATCCATATTCGCTGCCACCACCTGCAAGATGTTCAGAAAATTGATTTATCAAGGCATATATCATTCTCATCTGCTGTAATGTCATCGCTTTAATTGGAACAATTTCTACTGAATAATTATTTAATATTTTTTCCAGATCTTCCTTTACTCCTGGAACAATCTTTTTCATTGGATAAAATATTTTTATTTTCTTATTCTCAATTTGTGTTCTTAACATTATGATTCTTCCCTAATTTCAATTTTTGATAATATTCCCAGCAATGTTTCCATTTCGGGATTTCTAAAAGCAAAATTCAAATAATCCATTGGATTTCTATAATGATGTTTGTTCTCCTCTATGTGTTGTCTACATGCTTTTTCTGTAAAAAAAACATTATTGAAAATATATTTAAAATCACCAATATAACAATGAAAATATATCCATTCCCTATCCAAATCTTCCAGACAAATATTGTCAATTTCTTTCAAAACATTTTCATCGTCAGTAATTTCCCTTAAAATAGCCTTTACTTCTTCCACACCCTCTGAGGTATATTCAAAAATTCCTAACGAATCCCCTTCAAATACCGCTTCAAAATATTCCCCTTCTCCATTAGGATTTGTTTGAAATTTTTCACTTCTAACTTGATAAATTCTAGGATTAGCAGTCATTCTGCTGCTTTGTGTATTTAATTCATGTTTTAATTCTTTTAAAAATTTAATATCTTCTGTAGTTAAATTATTTATTATCATTTTTACACTCCTATCATCTTAATTTTTTCATTTTTTCTCTTTAAACAAAAAATCACAGCTAAATTAATACTGTGATTAAAATTTTTATATTTAATTTTCTAATTCGGATATATCATAGTTCATCACTTGTATATATCCAAGCAATTCTTTTTCAATATTCTGTAAATTTTTTATTGCTTCATCTAATTTCTTAGTTTCTTCAAATAACTTTATACCTGATTCAGATATCCCTTGTTGCATTTTCTTCAATCTTTCCCAATATCTAATTTTATCCAGCGGGATTAATACTTTTCCCATTGATGTTGGTACAGGTTTGTATTTTATTTGCTCCAGTTCCTTTTCCATTCTGTTAAATTCATTTATATACGCCATTTTGAAGCCATTGTGTCCTTGAATATTGAAAGTATAAAGAATAAATCCGTCTTTCGTTAAGAGATATTCTTTGTATTTTCGTTTTTGATTTGAAACCCTGTATACATTAGGGAAAATTAGAGAACCCAAATTTGGGCTTTCTGAATTTACGGGAGTTTCAAGCAGATTTTCCAAATCTCTTATAACGTGCGAGTGTCTTCTTTTTAATGCCTTTGCAATAACTCTACTACTTACAACTAACCCATAGTTTTCATTTCTTTCAACTTTTACCAAATTCATAATGTTTTCCATAAAAATTCCTCCTAAAAATATTGATTTTTTGGAGTTTATACAGTATAATAAGGTTGTTGGGTACTTATTGTACTGTATTCTCCTAAAGTCTATCCAAAAGGATTTTAGGAGATTTTTTATTTCTTTTTCAATATTAACCGGTTATTCTCTTTATCAAAAATCAATTCTACTTGTCTTGATTCTTCGGTTATCCCTAACTCTCTTAACCAAGGTATTGGTACAATTAATCTTGCGTTTTTTCCGTTTCCAGCTTTTTGAAAAGAAATATTTAAATCTCTTTTTTCCATTTCTTCTCCTTTCGTAAGACACATATACATTAACACATAAGTGTCTTACTTGTCAACTACTTTTTTTAATTTTTTATTATACTCTATAAACTCCACAATATTTCTAGGTTTCACAGTTATCATATTTAGTTGTCATTGTCCAATTTTTTCAATGTTCTCAATACAGTTCCTCAAATTCTTTTTTGAACAAGTCTTTTCTTCGACTTTCCCAATTAAACAAGAATTTTTTGCATTTGCTACGAAGTCTGTCAAACAACTTATCACTGCCATTTATACTCAAAAAGTTTTCTAATTGAGTAGCATCTAAATTTGTATTTATAATTATTGGCTTGTTGTTTTCGTAAAGAAAATTCAAAATTGAAAACATTTTTTCTTTTCCCCAGTCGCTCAAAAATTCATTCCCCAAATCATCAAAAATTACTAATTCTGCTTTTGACAATCTTTCAAATAAAAAATCATCATTTTCGTTCCCATAATTTTTATAACTTTTTCGGATTTCTTCTAAAAGACTGGACAATGTGGTTTTATAAACAAGATATTTTTGATTTAAAACGTTCATTATACACGTTGTATAATAAGTTTTTCCTGTTCCAGGACTACCGTACATCATTATTCCAAGCCCTTTTTTACGTATTTTATCAAAATTTTCACAATATTTTTCAAAAGATTTTTTAAATTTTGATTCTTCAGAAAATTTAACTTCTGCATACTCAAATCTTTTGTACCAATCTTGTTCTGTCAATCCTGATAAACTCATATATTTATAAATGTTTTGCTGTTTAAAAATACTGGCCGTAACAGTTTCAGCATTAATTCCAGTCTTCGAATCCTTTCGAGTAGTCTGGTTTGTAGTCGTTGTGCTTATCAAACCCTTTTTTGCCATTATTTCCTGTATTGCCTGCATTATTATTTCCTCCTAAGCTATTTTTATAATTTTCTATCCACTCAACCGTTGCTGTTCTCCATTCCCTTATCGCCATTATTTCTAAGGCTTCTTTTAAATCATCATATAACGGGAATTCTTTTATAAGTGCTTTCAATGGACTTGTTGTTTTTAAGGACTTTCTGATTTCTTTACGATATTTTATAAATTCAAAAAGTAATTGCTTATAGTTCTCATCTTTTTCTAAAGAGATTACATAACATTCGATATTATTCACTTTTCTTTTTTTACTTTTCTTTTTATCTCTTATAGTAGAATCTGTTAAAGAAGAATCTGTTATAGTAGAATCTTTGTCTACCCATTTTGAGTAGCCCTCCTTATCATTTTGAGTAGCCCCCCTATCTAAATTAGGTAGCCCCCCTTCTGGTTTTGGGTACCCCTCATTGTCATTTTGAGTAGGGGTATTTTCTGTTTCATATTCAGTTAATTCAGAAAACTTTTCGCCAAATGAAATATATAAAAACGTTCCTTTTTTACCTTTTTTTGAATTTCTAATCTGTTTTTTCAAAATCCCTTTTTCAACAAGTTCCCCTACTTTTCTGATAAATGTACTTTTACTTCCAACAAGTGGGATTTGACTATATAAATAATCATAAGTTATCCACATAAATTTGTCTTTTTCCAATGTTTTTTCCTTAGTTTTTTCATTTTCAACTTCATACTCAAGAATCTGATATTCAATTTTAGATGAATTACTTGAATACATATCAGCGAATAATCTTAAAATCAAACTATCTGCAAGATCCAATTTATTTTCTATCAACTTATCTTGCCTAAAACCATTTATTGTGTTTTTCATTTTTCTTACCTTTCTTTTTTAAAATACTAAATTTCCTATTTTTCCAAGCAATAAAATTCTTATATTTCACAAACCTCACGCTTACCAAACTAATATTTTCTCCGTCAATAACAATATACGGATATTGAATTTCAAAATTTCTTATATCCGTATATGTTACTGATCCCACTCCATATTCTAAAATTAAATTTTTTTCTCTTTTCATTTTCTCTCACTTGTGATATAATAATATTGAAAATACGAAAGTGTTTTTTAGATTTTTTATGTCAGTGTTTTTCCACTGGCATTTTTTTATTCAATTTCTTCCTCTTCTTCAAATTCGCTCAATATTTCCACCGTTTCATCAAATCTATTTTTATCATCAGAAATACCTTTATTAATTTTCTCAATTATTATTTCCATTTCATCATTCAAGGCCCGTATATCGTTTTTAAGCCCTTGAAAACTTTTAGCCTTACTCATTATCAACTTTTCATCAATCCAAGCTCTCAATGCACTCCTAAGACTCGTAAAGTACCATTTTGCTACAAATTGTACTTCACCTTTACTATTTTTCTGTTTACATCCAATCACAAAACATCTTGGTTGACTTTTAATATAATAATTTCCACTCAAATTTATATACATTTTTTATCCTCCAACAATTAATTTCCTTCCAATGCCACTTTTCTTATTTCAGCTATCATTGGAAATTCCCTTTCTATTCTATTTTTTATCATTTTAGAAAAAGCCACTCTCAATTGTTCAATACTTAAATCTCTTAATCCCAAATAATAGATACCTATCTTTTCAGATGTCATTCCTTTTATTCCATAATAAACAATAAAACCCCTAAAAACTTTATTAAATTCTCTTAATTCCACTTTTTACTCCCTCCTAATACCCATTTTAATATCTTTACTTTTTCATTCATCTTTTCCGCTTCAGAATCCCATCCTGAAATTCTTACGTGCTTATAAAGTTTTACATTCAACTTTGTAATTTTAATTCCAATTTCTTCCTTTGTTTTCATATTTTTTATCCTCTATTTCTAATTTTTATTCATATCATTTTTTCCTCCAGCTCCAATTTTCTTGTTTTGCTCTCTCAAGTACCTAATGCACTTCAACTTGGCTAATTTTACATCTATTAGCAAGCAATTCCACCTCATAACCCACTAATTTTTTATCTCTTAAAAATGATATTGATAAATTCAAATCATTTAATGTTTCAAGAAATGTTTCCTTTAGATTTTCTATTTCCATAATCCCACTCCTTCCTATTTCCATTTTTTAAAATAAGATGGCCACCAAAGCAATATTGCAAGCAAAACTGGAAATGCCAAATTTCCACCTGCAATCCAATACCCTTTTTCTCTAATTACTTCTAACTGAATCAGCACTGCCATTGTTATCAGAAATATTATTTTTATCAGATTTTTCACTGTCAGCATTTTCTCCCTCCATTTCTTTAATTTCTTCCTTATCCATCTCTATCTCAAGTTGTTCTCTAACTGTCATTTCGATAACCCAACCTTTTTTGCAAATTTTTTGATTCTGTTTTTAATTTTTCTTCCCTCTATTTGTTTTTTCACTTCTTCATTTTTGCTATTCACCATTACTAAAGCATCATATTTCATTTTAAATTCACATTCCTTTCCTATTATGCTACTACCACATATTTCATTTTTAAAAATTCTTCATATGTTATCCCAACGTACTTTTCAACTTGAATACGCTGAATGTCATAATCCCAATTGTGTTTCCCAGCCCTTCTTCTTGCTTGCTCATCTTTTTCATCTTTGAATTTTGGAATTGCCGTTCCAAATTTAAGTCTTCCTGTCTGCAATCCTACTCTTACATATTGCTGACCTTTTCCGACAAATTCAGCGGCTTCCTTTATTGTCAATTGCAATTTTGTAGCCTGTTTCCTTATCCAGGATTCTGAAACTTCCATAGTTTTTTCCTTTCCGGGATTGCCGTCCCTTTAATTTTTTTTGGTGTTTGTTTCTACATTACTTAGTCCCTTTACGACATTTTTTGTTCCCTAATTAACTCCCGATTCTTTAGAATTTCCCTTTTTTAATTTTTCTAATATTGAATCTAATATTCCAAGATTTTTATTTGTCAACTGTTCCTTTTGAACTTTTTCGTACCACTTATTCCAAATTTTTTCACAGTCATTTTCTGCTTTTTCCTTTAATTTTTCATCTTGTATCTGATTTATAATGCTATTTATTCTAACTGCCCATCCAGTCATCACTAAATCATTTTTTAGATTATATTTTTCTTTTATCATTTCTTCCGCAACTTTTTTAATTCACTTACTGTTGCCAAATGAAATGTATCCGTATTGTGAATTTCCATTCTTAAAATTCTCCTTTAAATAAATTTATGTAACTAAAAGATTTTGTACGATTCTTCTTTTCTTTTTTCTCCATATCTTTTAATACTGTGACTATTATTTCATTAATATCATTTTTCTTTTTCGTTTTTGTTCTTACCCTTGTACTATAATTTCTATATTTACTGCTTTTTTTCCTTCGTTTCTTTTTAAAAAACAAAGGATAACCATATAATAATTTTTTAGGTTGCAAAATTTCTTTTTCTTCCTCTTTTTTCCTATCCAATATAGCCTTAATTCCTATCAAAGCTACAATTATAACCGATGTTATCATCAAAATTATTTTTTTCATCTCTCACTCCCTTACTTCAAAATTTATTCATTTTTAAATATTCTATGTTATAATCAAACTACCCTAATTGGAAGGAGGTATAGCTATTATGTATCAAAGTTTATGCTTGTCTACTTGGACAATGGACTGAACTTACTGAAGATGATTATCAAATTGGGTATTTGGAAAATCTTTTCAGTCCACGAAATTGGATAAATGGCACAGATATTCACAATAAACAAGACTTTGTGGAAGATAGTTTTAGACATATTCCAACTGTTCACATTCATCATAAAGACAAAATATATACAATAAGTGCCACTTTAATTCAAATTGTAGAAACTAAATAAGGTTTTTATAATACTCTAAAGTTTGATTAAATATTTCATCCGCTTTGGATTCAAGATTGCGGGTGATTTCTTTATTTCTTTTTTTAAAATAATGTCTATACATATCTACAATTTCTTCAAATTCCTCTTCCGTTAATCCTTTTAGATTTTCAAATGCAGCTACAACTTTCTTTACATTTATTTTTCTACCTTGCACATATGATATTTCTTCTTCTCCCATCCTCTCACTCCCTTTCTTTTTATTTTATATATTCTATGATATAATTATTAAAAAATTTTTATCATAGGAGTTTAATTACAATGAATAACAAATATTCTATGCCAAAATACGATTTAAACATTTTAAAACATATTAATGAACATTATAAAATTTCATTTAGAGAACTTTGCTTAAAATATCCAGAAGAAAAATTTTCAACAAACGAAAGGCTTGTTTTTCTAATTTCAGAAGGATATGTTCAATATTATCAAGTCATCGAAAAATCTAATATAGATAATCAAAATTATAAATTTAAAAGATTTATTGTTTCCCCTAAAGGAAAAAAATTTTTACAAGATTACTTTGAACAAAAAAGACAAGACAATATAAATAATTTCAGAACTTTAATTTTAGAAATTATGCGTTCTTTCTTTTTCCCCTTAATTGTTTCTATTATAGCCGCATATCTTACAGCAAAGTTTACAAAATAGTATTTTCATTTAGATTTAATAATGAACGAAGTCTTTGATTCTCTTTTTCTAATTTCTCATTCTTAATCTTTAGTTTTACAATTCTCAAAATATTTATTATTGTTTCAATTGTTATCATTACAGAATAGACTCTAATAAACATAATCCAAAACTCTTCTCCCATCCTCTCACTCCCTTCTTTTTTCCAAATTAACCTCTTTATGCTATAATATTATCGCCAAACAAAATTAAACAGAAAGGAGGTGTTTAAATTGAAACTTAAAGTAGTTCTTGTATCTCCATATAGTGATTTTAAAGCTCTTGAAATAAAATCTGGTGAATATCTCATACTGGAAACTTCCGAAGAACTAGAAATTGGAGATATAATTTCCATATCAGATACAGATATGGGACACGTTTCCTTTAATTATTTAGGGATGCTCTGCTATGGTACAAATCAAGATATTGTAAACAGAGCTGGACTTTCTAAATATTTTAGATAATTTGGTTATATACAAAGGTGTTCATCTTTATACAAAAATAAATTTAATAAATTTGCACATCTTTGTATCATTTCAAAATCATTTTCATCTATCTTCACTATCAAGACTTCGTATATTTTATTGATTAATTTTTCTTCTGTTATTTTATCTCTATATTTTGATAATCTTAAAGTAGCTAAAATATTCATTATTCTTGATATTTTATTAAACGGAAACTTATAAGAATCAATTCTTTTTTCTTTGTGATATTCTCCATTCAAATATTTTTCCACTTCTTCATAACATTTCTCTATTAATCTTTTCTCATTTTCCATCCTCTCACTCCCTTACTTCAAAATTTATTCATTTTTAAATATTCTATGGTATAATCTAACCATCCTAAATGGAAGGAGATTAAATTATATGTCTTATGAAATTTTTGACTTTATTAATTCTAAAGATGGTTCTACTTACGATATTCAGACATCAAATAAGATATTTAAAGATGTAATTATAGATAACAAGTCTATATACAATTATAATTTTATTAAAATCATTGAAGGTAATTATGTCTATTTTATAAATATCAATAAAATTATATCTATAACATTACATCAAAATTAAATTTTACTTTGGGCTACTTCTATAGAGTAATCCTTTTCATTGTCAGCATTAACTGAAATAACGAAGTCTTTAATATCAAAAAATATTTTTTGTATACTGTTTTTTATTTTCTTTTGGAAACATCTTTGCATTATAATGTCCAGTTCTCTCCATTCTTCAGAAGTAATATTGCATTCACTTAATTTATTTGCTATTTCTAAAAATCTTTCTTTCTCCATCCTCTCACTCCCTTCTTTATGTTTATTTTAACTAAACTAAAGGGGTAAAAAAATAAGATGTTATTTCCATTCTATCTATTTCTAAAATTTTACAAATGTTTTCAATTTCATTTTGAGTAAAATCTACTTCGTTATTTAATTTTTTACTCAATGTTGCTTTTGAACACTTCATTTTTTTAGCCAAAACATACTCATTTTTTAGTTTTTCTTTTATTTTACCCCTTAACATAGAATAATTTCTCATAAATCACCTCCAAACATTTGTTTATTTTAACTAAACCAATAATACCACACAATTTTTAACTTGTCAATACTTTTTTTCAGTTTAAATAAACTTTTTTATTAAAAAGTTGATTTTTTATGAACTCTAAGGTATAATATATTATCAAATTTTAGAGAGGATTCAAAAAATGAGTAAAAAGGTTGATTGCCATATCAGAATAAAACAAGCAATGAACTTAAGAGGATTAACTCAAACAGATATAGTTGAAAAAACTAATATAAAAAAATCTGCATTAAGTCAATATATTAGTGGAAAAATAACACCTAGGCAAAATGCGATTGGTGAGTTATCAAAAATTTTAAACGTTTCAGAACCTTGGTTAATGGGGTATGATGTTCCAATGGAACGTGATGCAATAAAAAAAGAAGTTGATCCGTATTTTGTAGACACATCAGTCTTAACTCCAGAAGAACTTGCAGAATTTGAAAAAGTTACTGGAGTAAATAAGCAACTATTTTTCAATGATGTTGATGATGAACACGATATGGCTGTATTTAAACGTGCTGTTATAGACATATTAATAAAACAGAGAGAGAATAAAAAATAGGATTTTATGCATAAAACAAATTTTAAAAAGTTGGCAAAAACTTTAATAAAAAAATATGGAACTGATAATCCTTTTAAAATTGCAGAACATCAAGGAATAAAAATTATCTATTCTGATTTTTCATCTTGGCTAGGCTTATACACCTGTATTGGAAATGAAAAAACAATTTTCATAAACATCAACCTCCCCTACTTATCCAAACGAATAGTATGCAGCCACGAACTAGGACATGGACAGCAATCATTCAATGAAGCTGTATCTATATTTATGAAAATGAAAAACTTCTTTCCGGAACAAGCCAAATTGAACATGAAGCAAACGAATTTGCCGCAACTTTAATATTTAACAATAAAGATATTTACAATTACGATTTAACGGAGTTAGATAGAAAATTATTGAAGAAATTAGAAAAATATTTATAGATAGAATGGAGAATAATTTTTATGGAAGAAAACAAAGAAATAGTTTTAGTATTTTATGTAAAAGGCTCTGGAAAAAAACCTTATAGAGTTGCTTTTTGGAAAGAAGAAAACTCTAGGGATATACACAGTGGTTGTGGTTGTCCCGCAGGTAGAAGAATGCAATATTGCAAACATAGATTTCAGTTAATCGAAGGAGATTTGACAAATTTAGATGATTCAACTGAAAATGCAAATGAAAAACTAGAAATTTTATATGATTGGCTTAAAGATAGTGATATTGGTGATTTTTTTGAAGACTTTATTAAGGCTAAAACTGGAGAAAAAATAAGTGTATTAATGAATGCTATCAAATTTGGATATAGCAAAAATTATTATGATGAAGATTTATGTATATGGATGTCAGATTATACTGAATATTCTAATGAAGAATTGAAAGAAAAATACAACTTTGAATATAAGGAAATTCAGTTAGAAGAATTCTTAAATTTAATAGATAATTCGATTATAGTGATAGGAGAAGGAGAAAAGAATTTTTTATTTGATATAAATAAAAAATATTATGGAACGTACATAGGAAAAAGAACAAAATTTAAAGGATACAGGTTACAAAAATTAAAAGAGAACAGATATAATTATACAAAATCACAATATTTATTAGATTGTTACAACCTATACACTAAAACTAACATAAAAACATACAATGAAAGAATGAAGGAAATTATGAAATAAAAATTAGAAAAGAAAGGGATGTTTAAATGATTACAAAAAGCTCTCATAAAAAAGTTAATGTAACTTTTTTAAATTATGGACAAGTGAAAGATCTTGAAATAAATTATGGTGAACCAGTAATTTTAGTTGACAACAGTTATTTTATGCCTATTTTTGAATATAATATAGATAATCAGATTATATATGTAGCTAGAATATTTAAAAATGCAATTGATAGAGAACGTTCATTCTATCCTTCACATATAACATCTAACGGTGAAGAAATATTTTCAAATAAAGGAGTAAGCAGAACATATATTAATAAGTTGGATACTCTTATAAAAAAAGAAATGTTTCAGTATACTGTCATGCTAAGTAAAGATAATATGACAGAAGAAGATATACTTTATCATATAGAACCTATAAATTTATGGTTATTTTCTGAACAAAAAATAAACCAAAATACATTACTTAATTTCTATAATGAACGGGGTAATTTTTTTCTAGATACACAACATATCTAATACAAACTGGGGATTTTGGGGTATCATACTAATGTAAACATGTTTACTCAATAACGAGATCAATACCCCGGCATTACCACTATGGTACAGATACGTCTGACGCTGGGACTTTTTTATTTATAGAAGAGAGGAGGTAACTATCCAATTTATGGAAATACATTTAAATTATCATAAACAATTATAATTAGATAATTTAAAATTTTAAAGACTTCATAAGCATTGAAAAACTTTAAAACAAACAAAAAAAATAGCCCCTACGGCAATAGGGACTAAGCAATGTGATATACTCACAAACACCAATAGAAGTATATCACACAAACCTTTAAAATTCAATACAAGGAGTGTGATTTTTTTATGAAAAATCCAAATGGATATGGATCCGTCATAAAACTGGGCGGAAAAAGAAGAAAGCCTTTTGGTGCCAGAATTACAACTGGTTATAATGGTGAAGGTAAACAGACTTTTAAATATATAGGATATTTTGAGACAAGGAAAGCGGCTATGCAGGCCCTCGCCGAATACAATGCCAATCCCTACGACATAGACCTGGAAAAAATTACGATTAGAGAGGTTATGGATAGATTTATTAAAGAAAGGGAACAAACAATTGAAAATTTAACATTAAAGTCTTATAAAATGTATTACAGGTATTTAAAGCCGCTGCACAATAAAAAAATGAGAGATGTAAAAACTATTGAACTTCAAACTTTTATTGACAGTATGCCTCAACTCTCAACTGGAACTTTAAAAAATTTAAAATCATTTATTGGACTGATGTTAAAAAAAGCTATGGAACTGGATATTATAGATAAGGACTACAGTCAGTTTATAAGACTTCCTAAACATAGAAATAAAATTGAAAGAAAAGTATTTACAGAAGAGGAAATTGCTATATTATGGACTAATCTGAACGAATTTGATTACGTTGATGTAATACTCATATTAATTTACACAGGTATGAGAATAAATGAACTGTTAAAACTTCCAAAAGAAAATATAAACCTTGAAGAAAATACTATAATTGGTGGAAATAAAACTAAAGCAGGTAAAAATAGAGTAATCCCGATACACCCCAAAATACTTCCACTTATAGCTAAAAGAATGACCAATAAAACATTTTTCCTGATTCCAAATAAGTCAGAAGAAGGGTATTATCTATACAATAATTTCAGAAAAAATGAATTTATGAAGATAATGGATAAACTGGGAATGGAACACACAGTGCACGATACAAGGCACACGTTCGCAACAATGATAACAGATGTGTCAACTAATGAGAGTGCTATAACTCAAATTTTAGGCCACACTAATATCAAAATGACAAGAAAATACACCCACACCAATATCGAGAAAATGAGAAAAGAAATGGAAAAAATAAATTAATAAATACAATATCGGGAACAAATATCCCGGTATTTTTTTTATACATATTTCACTAACAATTTGTATACTACTTGTATACTACCGTCAAAAAATTATGTATTTTTACAGAATTTTCTCTAAGAATTTAAAAATTATTAAATCTTCAAAAATACTTTATTTTCAATACTTACAATACTTTTCTAAATTTCAACAATTTCACATTTACGTATATGTTGACTTTTGGCATAAAATATAGTATATTTAGTATGAGAAATCAAAACTAATTTTATTAATAAATTTTAAGGAGGATATAGAAATGTTTGAGAGAAGTTCTGGAATTTTGTTACATCCTACTTCACTTCCTGGAAAATACGGAATTGGAAGTTTAGGAAAAGAAGCATACAAATTTGTAGATTTCCTGAAAAAAGCAAATCAAAAATTATGGCAAATTTTCCCGCTTGGGCCAACTGGGTATGGGGATTCGCCTTATCAATGCTTTTCAACATTCGCTGGAAACCCATATTTAATTGATTTTGACTTGTTAATCGAGCAAAATTTATTGACTGAGGAAGATTTGAGAGATGTTGATTTTGGAGGAAATGAAGAATATATTGATTATGGCGCTATTTATAATCAAAAATATCCTTTGTTAAGAAAAGCTTATGACAACTTTAAGGCTAATGGAAATGATTATTTAAAAGGAAAATTAGATGCTTTCAAAGCTGAAAACAATGATTGGCTAAATGATTACAGCCTGTTTATCTCTTTAAAAAATCACTTCAACGGACTTCCTTGGACTGAATGGCCGCATGACATTAAAGTTAGGGAAGAAGCTGCAGTTAGTAAATACAGAGAAGAATTAGCTGACGACATTGAGTACAACAACTTTATTCAATGCCTGTTCTTTACTCAATGGGACAACTTGAAAAAATACGCTAACGACAATGGAATCAAAATAATCGGAGATATTCCAATTTTCGTTGCAGTAGACAGCTCAGACGCATGGGCAAATCCAGAAATTTTCCTATTCGACCCTGAACTAAAACCTGTTAAAGTAGCTGGTGTTCCGCCTGATTATTTCAGTGCCACAGGACAGCTTTGGGGAAATCCTCTATACGACTGGGATAAATTAAAAGAGTTAAACTACAAATGGTGGGTAGACAGAGTTAGAGCCAACCTTTCTACGTGCGACATCATAAGAATTGATCACTTCAGAGGGTTTGAAGCATACTGGGCAGTTCCTTATGGAGATGATACTGCAATAAATGGTCAATGGGTAAAAGGACCTGGAATTGACTTATTTAATAAAATAAAGGAAGAATTGGGAGAATTACCAATTATTGCTGAAGACTTGGGATTAATGACACAAGGTGTTATTGATTTGAGAGAAGCAACTGGATTTCCTGGAATGAAAATCTTAGGTTTTGCATTTGATTCAGAAGAAGAAAATGACTACTTGCCTCATACTTATACAAAAAACTGTGTAGTTTATACTGGAACTCACGATAATGACACATTAATCGGATGGTTTACAAAAGCAAAAGAAAAAGATAAACAATTTGCAAGAGATTATTTAAACTCACAAACTGACGATAACATCCATTGGGATGCAATAAGAGGTGCATGGAGTTCTGTTGCAAACATGGCAATCGCTCCAATTCAAGATTTCCTAGGATTAGGAAGCGAAGCTAGAATCAATACTCCTGGAGTTGCTAGTGGAAACTGGCAATGGAGATTAAAAGATGGTGTACTAACTGACGAATTAGCAGAAAGAATTGCTAAATTAACAAAAGTTTATTCAAGATGA